GGTGCAGGAGAAACTTATCAGATCTTCGGTCAGATCGGTCTGGATCACGGTCCTGAGTGGATGAGTGCGAAGTTTACTAATATTTCCACAGATCTTCCTAGCAAGATCACGGCAAGCGGTACAACGGGTACAGCGGGGGAATAACAGGTCATACCCTTAACGGTAGTTCCGAGGTAGTTGATTCTTCTGAATCCACATCAACGGATGCGGATTCAGAAGAGACGGCTACTGACAAGAAGTACACAGAGGAAGAACTTAACGCTCTGACAGTAGCACAGATTAAGGCTATCGCAGCGGAACGTGGGTATGACCTGAAAGAAACCGTAAAAGCAAAGCTGATCGCAGAGTTTTTAACTCAGCAAGGGTAAGAAAGTGAGGACGGATTATGGACGCTAAATTGTTGAAAGTCATTTTAGATGATGAAACTCTCACTGACGAACAGATTGCCGTCCTCCTTGTGAAAGCTCAGAAACAGGCTGCAAATCAACACTTTTGGGCGGATGATGATATTCCGACAGAGGCAGAGTTGGAGAGATTTTATAACCGGTATGAGTTTGAAATCTATGATTTGGCGAAAGCCATAAACTCTGATGATGCGAGGGGCGGACTTGTATCTCACACAGAGCTTGGAGTTACCCGGAACTGGGGACAGACAGGTAAGAAAGATATTGAGTTGGCCTTGGCAAAGATTCCACCCAAAACCTATGTAGGTCTGTTAAGGAGGGATGGCAATGCCGAAGCTGAGACTTAAAGACCTCAGATTAAACCAAGTCCCTTTTTATTACCAGACTTATGACGGAACGGTGGATGAAGTGGACGAGGATGGCAACCTTACCGGAGAGAGCATACCGAAGTATTCAAATCCGGTTCGTGTTCTTGCGAGAGTAAGCCCGAACTCAGGAAATGCCGAGGACTCTCCGTTTGGTAAAGATATTGTCTACGACAAGACCATATCAACCGTACAGAAATTGCCGATTGATGAATACTCAAAACTCTTCATAGATGTGGTTCCTGTTCTCAATGAGGACGGCTCCACAGATACAGAACCGGATTATATATGTGTCTGCCCGAAACATGATTTGCAACAGAATCTATGGGCGATACGGAAGATTAAGGGGAATATCCATGCAGGACAAAATAACGATCAATCCATTTGACCCGGACAGCATAGATGAGGCTATTAAGAAACTGGAAAAGCGGAAAGAACGTATACACAAATGCGCAGAGAAACTTATACAGAGGCTTACAGACCTCGGAGTTGAAAAGGCACAGGAGTTAGTTCCGGTTGATACCGGTACGGCAAGATCTTCCATTATCGGTTATCTGGATGAGGCAGAGGGAGTTGGAATCATAAGTGCCGGAGGGTACTGCAAGTACATTGAGTTTGGTACTGGCGTAAAGGGTAGGGACAGTTCCCACCCAAGCGAAGAGTACAAGGCAATAATGAACTGGGCGTACAATTCCGGGGCAACAATCTTTACCACGAAAGACGGCAGAGAGGGTTGGTATTATCCGGCTGATGATGGCACATGGCGATTTACAGAGGGTATGCCGTCAAGACCGTTTATGTATGAGACGGCACAATATCTGAGGAAAGAAGCACAAAAAATAGCAAGCGAGGTATTCAAGGATGGTTAAGGACAATGTGAATTTGTATTTTACGAACCTCCTGAAAGACTTGCAGAAACAATATAGCAGTTTGAAAGGAGGACAGGTGTATAAAGCTACACCACCGTCATTTCCCTATATGTATTTCAAACAGATAGGTGGAGACGGAGCATTATCCACACTTTCAAATACAGAGGACGGTATCAATCTTGGATTGGAAGTCAAATTCTACTCCAATAAATCCGCCTCAGAAGTGCGGAAGTTAGCAAATTCCGCAAGGGAATATATGGTAGGGATTGGATTTCATTGCGACTACTTCTCCCCTGTGGAGAATGTAAGCGATACTTCCATTTCACAATTCCTTACCCGGTTCTCAAAACTGGAAACATGATTAACTCCATCGGCTAGGGTCGCTCCCGAAAAGCACTCGCCTGGTGTCTGCCGGTGGTTTTAATAAATTCAAGGCTTTACCTCTTAGGCAAAGGAAAACACAAGGAGGTAGAACGAAGATGGCAAAATGTACGAACGTCACTTATCTGATGAAGAAAAAGGATGGCGATGCCACATTTGAAAAACTGCTCGACATTACAGAGTACCCGGATCTCGGTGGAGAAAAGGAAAAACTCAATGTAACCACTCTTTCTGATAAAAAGAAGAGAACCATCAACGGTATTGAAGATACCGGAGATCTTAATTTCAAGGCATGGTACGAGTTAGCAGATTACAAGAAGTTACTTGCCATCCAGGAGTCCGGCAAGGTTGAAACCTACCAGATCTGGTTTGGAGAAGAGGGTGTTGACGGTAAGTGGGAGTGGTCCGGTGTTATGGCGGTATATCCGAACAGCGGTGCTTCAAACAACGCAAGAGAGATGTCGTTCTCTATCACTGATGAGGGCGAAGAGGCACTTCATTTTGTAACTGAGTAATTAAAGTAACTTAGTGGCAGGGGATTATTCCTCTGCCACATAAATAGGACAGATTAACGAAAGGACGGTTAATAATATGATTTTACAGACGGCGAATGGACCCAAGGAAATTAAAGTAGCAGAACTTGATTTTACAAACCTTATGTGTGATCTGGAAGATCACGATGTAGATGTCATGGGACTTCTGGATGATGATACCAGAGAGAACATGAAGATTTTTAAGACAATCAGAGCAATCATCGCGGTATTGACCGGTACAAAGGATCTTACTACAGCCGGGAAGATTTTAAGCGAACATCTCAAATATGGCGGATCTATGGATGAAGTCATGGGGGCGTTTACGGAGGCAATGAAAACCGCGGGTTTTGGCGAGGAAGCCGAGGAAACTCCGAAGAACAGCGGAAAGAAAACCAAGGCGGCAACAGAGTAGAGGAAATAGATCTCAGCAAATACAAATCGTTTACTGAGATTATCAATAAAGTTTGGCTTCCAAACGCTCTTCTCTATGGGGTTTCCTATGATACTTTCTGGAAACTGAACCCTAAAAAATTAGAACCATTCCAAAAGAAGAGAGAGATGGAGGCAAAAGAGCAGGCTACGGCAATAGATACATTGGCGTGGTCCGTTGGTTCGTATGTCGTAGATGCCATGGCGATATTCCTTGACAAAAATTCTCCGGCATACCCAAGCCAACCGAGAAGCATGAACAGCACAGAGAGCACACCGCCGGGAGCAAAAATGACGGATGCAGACAGATTCGCTGCCTTTGCCGCAGAACATAATAAGCGATTGAGACAGCGAAGAGAAAAGTAGCTGATTACATGGGGATAGGTTGACGAACCGAAACGGCGCAAGTCCGGCGCAGTTCCCCATGTTTTCTTATATTCGGACAAAACAATACCACCCACGGACAGGGTTTCAACGAAGTGAGGTGGCAAAATGCCTGATAACAGAGTAGATAGCATTTTATTGGAAATAGAAGCCACCACTGATAAGGCAGACGGTGGTATTGATAAAGTAACAAAAGCTCTTACCTCAATGAAGAAAATCACTGAGGGATTAGATACAGAAAAGTTAAAACAGATTCTTGATGTAATGCGTGGTTTCTCCGGCGTTGGAGATGATCTTAAAAATGCCGGAAGTGGCATGAGAAACATTGCATCATCCATTAAGTCTCTGTCAGGAGTTGATACGGCAAAACTGAAAGAGGTTGCGGCTACCGTAAAGGAAGTCAGCACAGCACTTGGAAACCTCGGATCAAATAACCGTGTCAGTATCAGAATTGATTCTGAGGGCGCACAGAGACGTGTACAGCCTTTGGAGAACGGTCAGCAAGCAGCAGCAGCCACAGAAAGCGTTGCGACCGCATCAGAAGAGGCACAGGCAGCAATGAACGGTGCTGCATCAGCGGCAAGTCAGTTGGCGCAGGAGGAAAGTAACCTCGGAACCGCCGGGCAGAGTGCAGCAGCCGGACAGACAAACTTAAACGAAAGTCTCAATCAGGCAAACACAAATCCGGCTAATAGACGTATTCAGGAACTCATAGACCAGATCAATAAGTACAAAGCCACTGTTAGCGGTATGGAGAGTGGGAAGATACGGTTTGATACCGGTCAGTATGAGGAAGCTGTGAATGGTCTCAGACAGGCTCAGGAACAGTTTAAGCAGTTCAAGGAAACGGTTTCACAGTCTCCTAAGAATATGGAGGATGTGGCAAAGTCCATTAAGTCCATAGGGGATGCCGCACAGAAATGCGGACTTGGAACTTTTTCTTCTATATTAAGTGGAATTGCATCAATTCTTCCGGCCATTGAAACCGGGGGCATGGCGGCAAATGCCGGATTCCAGTCTATGGCAGTTGGATTGGAAGCAGTACAGTCGGCAATTCCTATTATCGGTATCATACTGACAATACTCACTGCCATTATCAATGCCGTAAGACAGGTAGCAAATGCCGTAAAGAATGAGGTGCAAAAAATAATTTCTGCCGTGAAAACGGTAGTGAATAAAATCCGTTCTGGGATTGCTGCAATTATAAACAAATTCAAGGAACTCAAAAAGCGTATCAGAGAGAGCCTTGGTTTTTCTGAAAAACAGAGTGGAGCGTTTGCAAAGAAACTGGGTTCCATCCTCCGACTTGGAACATTCATGTTACTGCGCTCAATGTTTACACACCTATTTGAACTCGTAAAAACAGGATTCGACAACCTTGTTATTTATTCA